CACCTTTGCCAGCAGCGCAGTGGCAGCGTCTACGTCCTTGACGGAGTTGGCCATAACCGTCAGGCCTTTGGATGTCACCTCAAGCGGCGTAAACTTCAGCGCTGTATTCCATTCGTCAGTTGATATTTTGCCTTCCTTGAAGGCTTTGTCTAGCGCTTCGGTCAGCTCTCTGTCCTTGTCCATCGCTGCCTGTCCGGCTATGATCACGCCGAAGAACTTAGACAACTCCGTCGCGCCAGCTGTCACAGACGGCACCATGATTTCGCCGATCTGCGTGCCCAGCGTTGCGACGGCGTCTTCCAAGTTGCTCAGCGCACCGGTTGCCGTCTTCGACTGCTCGGCCATCAGCCCGCCGAAGTCGCCGCTCATGCTTTGCGTCAGCACCTTGACGCCCTCGGCTGCCGGTATGATGCCCTTCTATATCATCTTCGACATCTCAGCAGTAGTCACACCCGCAGCTTCTGCCAAGTAGCGCAGCGCAGGTATACCAGCTTCTGAAAGTTGCCGGAGGTCGTCGCCCCCAATCTTAGATTTCGAAATCATCTGGCCGAGGGCAAGCGTGATGCGGTCCACGCCTGCGGAGCCAAGCCCAAGCCCGGCGGCAGCATCGCCCACCGCCGTCAGCGTCGGGATCACATCCTCGGCCGCCGTGCCCATCGCAATCATGCGGCTGGCGGCCTTCGTCAAGTCTTGAAACTGAAACGGTGTAGATGCTGCGAAGTCGCGCAGCTCGTCCAGCATGCCTTGCGCTGCCTCGCCGCTGCCCAGCATAGTGGTGAAGCCGACCTTTGTCTGCTCCAGCGCAGCAGCCAGCTCGAAGCTGCCCACCACTGCGTTCTTCAGCCCGCCGACTATAGCCTGCAAGCCCGTCTGCAAGCCCAAGCCTGCGGCCACGCTAAGCATCGTCTTGCCCAAGCCCTCGAACGCGCCGCCGGCTTCTTTCGCCTTCTTGCCGACCTTCTCAACCTCTTCGCCGGTTTTCTTCAGCGGCTCGCTGGCTTCATCGACCGCAATGATGCGCACCTTTACGTCAGCCATCTTGTGTCATCTCCATGCGCTCTATGTCGCGCACAAGCGCCAGCACCTGCGGCTGGCTGTTCGCCAGTGCCATCAGGTTGCCGGAGCTTGCCTTGAATACCTTGAATGCGTTGTATACGTTCAGCATGGCGGCCATGCGTTGCAGCATGCCAGCCGGCTGGTCGAAGAGACCGCCCGGCTCGGGCAGTGCGTGCCAGCGTTCACATTGCCATGCCATGCGTAGTTCCATAGGTGCCTCGGCGCCATCGCGCGCGCAGCGCATGGCGTCTATTATTCTTTTGGGTCGATTTCCATCGCCTCGGTGTATACGCTGGCCAGCTTCTCGCTCAGCCAGCGCACTGCGCTCACCTTCATCTCGCCCACATCTGCGAGCTTCATCTCCGGCGACTTGATCCACCCCGAAGACACAGCTGCGCGCACTATCTCGCCCCGGTACTTCGCCAGCGGCAGCTCGGCCGCCGGTTTGATCAGTACCGCGAAGGCCTCGACGTGGCGCTGCTTTAGCTCATGCAGCACCACGTCAACGCCCAGCGACTCGTTTTGCAGTACCACCGCCGTTAAGCGTTGGTGCCGACGGTCAGCGCGCTGTTGCCACTGAATGACACTGACGCCACCACCAGCCCGTCATAAGGCGCAGAAAACTGCACGCCCGTCACAAACGCCGTGCCGCTTATCTTGATCGCACCGGACGCCACGCCTTCCGGGTTCACGATTAAAGTTTGCGAAGTGCCCGGCGCCAGTTCCGTGTCGAACAAGTCCGTGGTGTCATCGTACAGCATCTCAACAGTTGCCTCGAACGAAGTCACCGTGGTGATTTGTCCGCGAAAAGTGTCGGCTGCCGCCGTGATGTCCACCATGTTAATCGCACTCGTGACGGATGCGCTGCGCACGTGCGTCAGCGTGTCCGACCCGAACTTCACTATCAATCCTTTGCCTGAAAATACAGCCATGTTTTTTTACCTCACTGGTATTCTGTTATGTTGATTATCGTTTGGCAGCCGAAGAAGTTCTCGCCACTTCCAGCCGGCCACTCAAACACTCCGCGCGCAGTGCTTGCGCCCGTTATCTCACAGCGCGTGAATATGCTGCGGTTGGCCTGCAGCACAACCAGCAGCGCATCCGCATAGCGCATCGTATCTGGCCACTCGTCGGCCACCCGACTCAAGCCCACCAGCTCGATAAGCGCCAGCTCACTCACGCTGTGCATCACTATCCCATCGCCGACGCCAGCCGCCAGCGGGTTGAACATCGCGCTGCTGTCGCCGCGCGTCGTGCCCAGTAAGCGTGCCGGCAAGTTAGCGCCCGGCATGCTTGTCGGCAAGCTGCTGATGTCGTAGGCCGTCGGCGTCACCGTGCCGGTTGCCTCTGCCGTGTAGCTCACGCTCAGCGCTGCAAGCGCCGACACGATTGACCGCAGACTGCTCACCGGCTGTTCCGCCTGTACGGCTCCAAGATCGCCGCGATGTCCGCCGGCAGTCTGCCCGGCAGTAGCACCATGCCATCGCCCACGCTCACCGCGCGGTCCAGATCGGCGTTGCTCTCGCGCTGCCGATACAAGAAAGCCACCAGCCGGATCGTTGCCGCCACTATGTCATCCGGCGCCGTCAGGCTGTACGCCCACTTCGCCAAGACGCTGATGGCGCGCTCGTTGTCTCCGGCGTTTGTCATCTGCCAGATATACGAAGAGCTTGCCAGCATCTGCAGCCCATAGATCGGCGTGCCGTTTGCCGGCAGTGTCGTGCAGTCCGTGTTCACCACGATCACCGAGGCGTCGCCGTTGGTGATCGTGGTGATGGTCGCTGCCTCCAGCCCGTCACTGAAGTACAGCGTGCGTCCGTACACATCGAGCCGCGAGTTGAAGTAGTTCGTCGTGTTCGTGCTCGCCTCGAATGTGCGGTGCGTGTACTTGTCCACCATCGCCTGCGCTCTCACGATCAGCGTGCCGATGAGCGTGTCATCGGTGCTGGTCGTGATGCCCATGTAAGTCTTGCACAGCGCAGCGGTGGTGTATGCCATGTTAGTCGTCCTTCTTCGGCTTGGCTGCTGGCTTCGGCTTGGCCGAGGCCGTGCCCTTCAAGGACACGGCCCAGCCGAGCTTCACCAGTTCGGCTTCAAGCTCGTCGGAGATGGTCAGCTCTTCGCCTTCCTCGCCGACGTAGCTTGCGCCGTTGTTGCCGTAATCAGTCCCGGCCACTGCAGTGGTGAAGCGTACCGCTGCCATGATTAGGCCTGCGTGCCGTAGATCGCGCCTTCCGCAGTCGTTGTGGAAAAGCCGAACCTTGCCCCAGAAAAAATCGCAGTTTGACCGTACTCTTCATAGACGTAGGGGTTACGACTGATGACGAGGCCAGCGCGCTCAACCAGCACGGTGCTGGATGCGAAGTTCACCAGCGAAACCGACTTGAGGCCGGTTGTCGCTGCCGGCATAGCAGCCGACACGATCACTGGGTAGCCGTACAGCATCGCACCACTCTGCGAACTGCCAGCCTGCTCCACCTGATTGAAGGCGAAGTTAGTTGTGGTCAGTGCGCGGATGAGCGCCAGCGTGGCGTTCTTCATCACCCACACCGGGCCGGGTGATCCGACGGTGTAAGGCTCTGGCAGTGCGAAGAACAAGCCCAGCACGTCAGCGATGGTCAGCGCAGATGCACCCGCGAAGGTGTAGCCCGCTGTGCCGCCCGTTTGAATGCCGAGCGGTTGTGCCGAGCCGGAGCCGGTCACAACGTAGGTGTTCTCGACCTGCGCAAGGCCACGGCCCAGCACGTTGACCAAGAATGCGTCCATGCTTGCCTGTTGGTCAGCGAGTAATTCGTTCGAAGCCTTGATCATATTGGAAAACGAATAAACGCTCACCAAGCGCGACGTGAACGTCGGCAGACTCTCGGTGTATGCGGCCGCTTCGCCGCGCAGCACGAAAGCCGCTTTGTTGTTCTCGGTCGGCACCTGCACAGCATCCAGCGAAGTCTGGATAATCATCGCACCAGCGCGGCGCGCGATTGACTGCTCGTCGCGTTTGGCGACGATCTGGTTATACAGCCCTTCCGGTACCAGCACACCGCCGGCCGTGCCGGTGCCTTCGGTCATGCCAGTCTTGGTGCTGCTCCAGTCTTCAGACTCGGTGCGGGTGTAGTAGTTCTTCTGCCCGGTGCGCAGCCAGTGCGTGAAGGCCTTGTGGCCGTCGTGATCACCGCCCAGCGCGCCAACTACTGCGGCAGCCTTGCCCGCCTCTACCTTCGGCTCGTTCACCTGCGCGGTCAGCGCAGCGATTGACGCCTTCAACTCTGCAATCTCGTTTGTGTTGTCCATCGTCGTGTCCTCGTTTATGTTTACAGTACCTTCGGCATCGGTTGCCACGCTTGCCGATGCCTTCACGGCATCCTCTGGCGTTGCAGCTTCCCCGCTCTTCATCGTTGCCGCTTCGTTGCGCGGCTCAGCTGGCGTCGGTGTCAAGGACGCTTCAGCAACCCACCACATTTTGATCCATGACACGCTGGCGGTCTTTTGCTCCCGCTCCACCAAGTGCGCCACCGCGCCGCTTGACCAGCCCAGCTTGCCATCCTCTGCCAGCTTGTAGATGCTGGCCTCGTACTCGTCCCGCAGCGCCAACTGCGCTTCGACCCATAGGCCGATGTCATCCTTGCGCAGCTTGCCGCTCCCCAGCACGCGCTTGCCGATCATCGCGTCTTGCCCATGATGATACAACACCGGCAGCGCTTCGACCGTCCCCAGCTCAGTGTCGGCTGTGAAATAATCGCCGGTCAGGTCCGGGCTTTGCATGTCCGTGAAGCGCACCAGATAGCCGCCGATCTTGCCTTCGCCCAGCGCCTTGACTGCGCCGCCCACCATCTGCACGTTTATGTTCTTCGCCATGTCATCACTCCATGATTTTGATAATGCGTCAGTCTCGGCCTTGCCCGTTGCCATCGGGTGATCTTCCGGCAGCAGGTCAGTGTCGAACTTGCCGCCCTTGTACTTGCCAGTGCGAACTGCAAACAGAAATGCGTTGACGCGCGCATAGGCCCACTGCTCCGGGCTGCTCACGCTTGGGCGCACGCTGCCCGGGTTCGTGTTGTATGCGCCGATACCGCGCTCGAAGACTGCCGCCAGCATGCGCAGCGTGACGCGCTTGCTCGGCGTGTCACCGTATTCTTCGTTGTGGTCTTCCACCTTTTTCTCAAGTCCAGCGCGCACCGCCGCCGACACTGCCTTGCTTCCCGCAGTGCGTGCCCGTGCCCACGCTGCCGCGCGCTTGCTGTCTGTCATCGAACCGCCGCCCCATAGCGCGTGCGCCACCACGCCGTTGCTCGGATAGCCTTCAGCGCCCACCATCGCGGCCGGTGCGTTCAGGTCCACCATGTGCCGCGCGAACCACGCCGCCATGCGCGCCGCCTTGTCCTCCGACACGGTGCCGCCGGCCATCAAGCGCGCCTCGCGCAATGTCTGCGGCGTCAGGCCGTCCCCGCCGTAGCCCTCGTTCACCCAGCTGATGCCTTGCCGCGCGTTGGCCGCCATCCATGCCGGCGCCACGATCTTGATCTCGACCTCGTCTTGCGCCATGTCCTCTTCGTCGCCGGGCTGCGGCTCCATCGACTGCGCCAGCTCATCGGTCAGCGGTCCACCCTGCACCCACGCATCGCAGCGCCGCGCGCTTGCGCACTTAAAGTCGAACGCCTCGCAGTAGCCCAGATCGCCAGCGTCTACCACTTCCCACGCATCGGCTCCGCCCACGCCGTCAGCGATGCAGGCGCGGATGCGGCTGGTAATGTTGAACGCCGCGCAGTTGCCGCAGCGTGCCGTCTTGACTTCCTCGATGGAGACGCCCCAGCTGTCAGCCGCCGCACTCCAGTAATCGGCGTTCTCTCGCCCCGGATCAAGCGGCCCGTAGTTTGCCACCTCGATGGCGTTGTCGCGCGCTTCCAAGTTTGCCGCTATGTTCTGCGTCGCAATCGGGCAGCTTTCACCCTCTGGCGCCTCTGTATCGCCTTCTAAGCCGTTTTCCACGTACTCGGCACCCTCTGCCCCCTGCAGTACGATCGCGCCGCTGTCGTCGATTTCGATGGTAATGGTTGTCATCATGTGCTCGTTGTGCTGTCTATGCCGTAGCGCTTGAACCACTGCTGGTACTGCCGCGCCACGGTTGCCCGCATGATCTTGCCGATGTTGTCTTCGACGGCCACTGCGACTTCGTCCATGGTTTCCCAGCCGCGCGCATCCATGACGCGCGTCTGCTTTATCATACTGTCCCTTCCGCCTTTAACATAGCCGGCGTATGTTACTTCTGGACTGGTAAGCACTTCCACCACCATGCTGTCGCCGCTGCGCTCGCGGCGCCACTTGTTTTTTAAGTCTTGGCTGCGCACGCTGCCAGACCTGCGCGTCTTGCCAGTCTGTCCGACTATGCCGGCGCTGTTGCTCATGCCCGGCACATAGCGCGCGCCCTTGCCGCGCTGGTAGTACGCTCGCAGCGGCGTCGGCACGTTGCCGGTGCTGTGCAGTCCGCTCGTGCCCTGCGTTGCGCCCATGTCAGTCGGCCGGCGCGCTGCGCGTCCTTCTGCAAACACAGCAGCCTCAAACACCAGCGTCTTCAGGATTGCCACCGTCGGCATAGCTTTGATGGCCGCCTCGAAGGCTTGCGCATTCTCGAAGCTGATCTCGTTCTTCGCCACTAGCCGCCTTCCTCATCATCGCCTGCTTTGACTTCCACGCCGATGTCGCAGCGGCAGTTCGGATGCGCTGGCGGCCCGTCGCCGTACTGCTTGCGGTATGTCTTCTCCAGCGAACGATCCAGCGGTCCGCAGATCGGGCACACGCGCTCGTCAGCTTCGGTCAGCCAGCGCCGCACCACGCTGTCGCCGTAGCTTGTCAGAATGTCATAGTAGCCATTTGTTGTCGCAGCCTTTGCGCGCGTCACTTCGGTGGTGGCTATCATCGCCACCCGGTACGGGCTGAACGTCGGAAACAAGCCGGCGCTGATCTGCGCGGCCGTCAGCGTCGGGTCCTGCGCCAGCTTCGATACCATGCGCTGCAGGTTTTTAATCGTGGTGTCCGTCAGCTCGCCGGTCAGCTTGTCGAATGTGTACTTGTTCGCCCAGTCTTGCGCGTAGGTTGTATACACCTCGCGGTCAATCGGCGTGTCGTTGTCAACGATCAACTGCTTCATGTTCGCGGTGTATAGCTTCTCAAGGATCGGCGCCAGCTTGTCACCGATGGCCGCGAACAGCTCGGTGGTGCTTGTATAGTCCACCACGCCTTTGCCGGCTGCGGCTTTGATCTGCGGGCTGTACTTACCGAACAGTATAGTAACGACGGCCGCCACCTTGCGCTGGTCCTTGTTGGTCAGCCGCAAGTCCTTGA